AAAAGGAAATGGGGAAATCGTGGGATGATCGTGGGAGGAGGACGCTGTTCTGTTGTCCCCGCCAAGCCCGCGGAAATAGCGAATCTCCTCCTCCGTATTCCCGCGCCGCGATTTCGAAATTTTTGCCGCATGGCGGCGGAAGAAGCGATAAAGCGGATGGGCAGCGGCCGGGGAGCCAACAAATATTTAGGAACGGGATCGACCTTCGTGTGTGAGTGGACAAAGAAAAAGAACAAAAATGAATGAGCCGAAGATAAATGTCGTCATCCCCTTCGAGCCCGATGCGCACCTGGGCCGGGAGGACGATCGCATCCTGGAAGAATCGAAGCATGAATGGGTCCTCCTTCTGGATCACGATGTGTTGATCCTCAACCCCCATTGGTATCACCTCTGCCAGGAGGCGATCCGGAAGCATCCCGATGCCGGGTTATTTACCATCTTCGGAAGCTCCCGGGGATGCAGGTTTCAAAAATTGAAGGACAGACCGCGCAACGATCAACCTATCCCGGTCCACCGGAATTTTGCCAAGAAGCTCTGGCTGCGCCATCAATATTCTTGTACCCTGAATGATCCCAGCCTCCCCGAACAGTGGATCAGCGGATTTTTCATGCTGACTTCAAAAACGGCCTGGCAAAAAGCGGGAGGGTTCGGAGGGGATGGCCTCTTTGGGCGCGATCGTGCCTATCACAAGAAAATCGTCGCGGCCGGGTTGAAATGTTACCGGATAGATGGGATTTACTGTTATCACATCGGCGAAAGAATCGAGGGATCCTGGATCCCAGGGATCAAAACCTCGAAGGAGCTTTGGGGTGAATACTGGGCAGTCAAAAATAGTTAGTGCAGACAGCCGAATCGACGTCGTTTACCCGCTGGCGCCGATGGCGAAAGGTCCGGAGGATTTCGAGCTGAGGTATTCCCTTCGCTCCCTCGATTCGCAGCCCTGGGTCCGGGACGTCTACGTCATCGGGCACCGGCCGCCCTGGTTTAAAAACGCGCACCATATTCCCATGGCCGATCAGTGGCCGGTAAATTTCAAGGATAAAAACATTATAAAAAAGATGCTCAGGGCCTGCGCGGATCCCCAAATCAGTGATCCTTTCATCGCCAACAGTGACGACCAATATTGGTTGAAACCTATCAGTCCAGATGAAATGCAGATTCCCCCCCGGGAATTCCCGGCCCAGATGGACCGCGACAGGTTTGGCCGGGTATCCAGGAATGGCTGGGTTAAGCGTCAGGCCGTGACGGTCGAGTTTCTCAAGAAAAATAAGAAATCCGAAATCCGGTTCGATGGCCATGTCCCCTACCTGATCGACAAGGCGGAGTACATCCGGACGATGAGCCAGATCCCCTGGGAGATGGGCGAAGGGTTTCTGATTGTGGTCTATCACGGATGGAATTTTCACACGGATAACGGGTTCAAGATCGAAGACCGTGACGGCGTCCTCGTGCGCATCAAAGAGGATCTGAAGCCTGAAGCGATCGAGGCCAGGACCGGAAAGGCTTTGTTCTTGAACCACAGTAACAAAGGGCTTTCTCTCGGGATGAGGGAGTTTCTGAAGAAACGATTCCCTAATCCCTCGAGGTGGGAATGAGGAAAAGAGGTTCAAGATTCAGGGCTCAAAGCTTCTCCTCTGGAGGGAATGAATGAATCATGAGGATGTTACGGACAAGGTGGCGTTTGGAGATTGCGAGGGGGAGAGCCTCGATTTCACAAAGTGTGTCTGCGGGGCGGCCTTCCAACCTTGGGAATTAATCTTAAGTATTTATCCGGAGTCCCCTTCGGCGTGCCCGGCTTGTGGCCGCAAGTTCTTTTTTAGAAGCTCCATACGGGTTTTCGAGGTAAGAGATGGCGATGCAGGCAGGAAAACTGAGGCGCAAAATCATAATCCAGGAAAACCAGTATCCGCTGGATGAACTGGGGAAGCCGCAGCGGGACGAATATGGCGCGCCCATCAATAACTGGGTAGACGTCCTGACCTGCAGGGCGAGCATGGAACCGCTTTCCGGCAGGGAGTATTTCGCGGCCGCCCAGGTCCAGGCGGAGCAGATGACCCGTTTCCGGATCCGGTATCCGCGATTCCAGATCTGGCCCGGGATGAGGGTTAAATATCGTGACGTGATCCTAAATGCCGACCGGTATTTCGACATCAACGCGGTGATCGATCAGAACGAGATGCACGTCGAGGTCTTCATCATGGCGACGGAGCAGATTAAACCGCTGGCGCCGGCGGGAGGCGGGTCAAGCTCTGGCTCCAGTTCTGGGACCGGATCCGGGGACTCTTCGGGGGATGATCCCATTGAGCCCACGAGCCCTTATTATCCGGCAGGCGCAGACTGTCTTCTTTACCATGCGTATTGGGACGGGACCGCCCTGGATCACTCGCAATACGGAAATGATGGAACTCCTTACGGAGGCTACACTTTTATTCCCGAAGGAATACTGCTGGATGGTTTGGATGTAAGCAGAATTGAGGCTCCAGCAATAAGCCTTGGAGTCTCTCTTTCTATTGAAGGTTGGATCTCTATTGCCAGTTTTGCGAACTCTCCAATTTTTGTGGCGCAAGGACCCCCGCCCGATTTTAACTGGCTTTTAGGTGGAGATTCCAGCGGTAAGTTTTCTGCTTTAACTCAATGGGATAATAATTCTGCTCAGTGCTTGACTTCAACAATCCAATCACCAAATCAGTTTTATCACATCGCCTATACAAGCGATGTCGCGGAAAGCCCAGATTTTAAGCTTTATGTAAATGGGGTGGAAAGGACCGAATCCTCAGTCGTCTCTCCCACAAGCGATCTAATCCCCGGAGGGCGGCCAATAGAGATTGGAGCGTTAGCACTCGGAGGGGATTCATTTGTGCCAACGAGTTGTACCATTGGAGAAGTTCGCCTTTGGAAAAAAGTTCTTTCTCAATCAGACATTACAAGTATTTTCAACGCCACCAAGGCCCGTTACGGGGTGTAGAGATGGCTGATTTTATCACCTTCGAAGTTAAAGGCCTCAAAGAAATGGGCGACCAGCTGGCCCAGCTCCCGGCGAAGATCGCCCGGAATGCCCTGGCTGCCGCGGTGAGGGAAGGCGCGAACGTCGTGCGCACGGACGCAAGAGCACGGGCGCCCGTGGGGATCAAGAGTTACAAGGATTACCGGGGGAAGATGCACCGGCCCGGTCTGCTCAAAAAGAGCGGCGTCGCCACCCGTAAGTTGAGAACCCCCGATTGGCGGACCACGGCCCTCTTCGGCGTGGGGTTCAGCAAACTCGGGTTTTACGGGCGATTTATCGAGCGGGGAAAAAACAGGCTGCACCATCAGGCGCCGCAGCCGTTCGTCGTTCCGTCCTTCGAGGCCGCGGTGACCCGGGTGATCGACGCGATCAAGGCGCGGCTCGGGCTGGAGATCAGGGTAATCGTATCGCGAATACAGGGGCTGATCGTCAAATGATGAAAGAGGAAATTTATGGATAAAGCAACCGAGAAGGTTGTGAGGGAGCTGGTTAAAGAAGAGACCCGAGAAGAGACCGCTTTGATCCAGGTGAATCTCCGTCAGATGAATGCCACGATCGACACCCTCCGGGCGACGCTGAAGGGATTGGAAGAAATCCTGAGGCTGGAAAGAAAATGATGGAGAAGACCCTTTACAGCATCCTTTCTCAACTGGGCATCGCTCTTTTCCCCCTGGTCATCCCCCAGGAGCAGGAAGCGCCGGCGGTGGCTTATATGCGGCTCAAGACCATCCCGACAAATACCCTGAAGGGGACGAACCGCAGCGTGGACAACGCTCATTTTCAGATCGATATCTGGGCCCAGGATTATTTGCGGATGGCCGAGATCTCGGAGCAGATCATTGACCGGATGGGGGCGGCGTACGGGCCGGATTCCCTCCTCCTCGAAAATAAAGACGACGATTACCTGAGCATCCCCGGCCGTTACCACCGGACGCTAATATTCTCGCTGAGAGAAAATCGAACAGAAGGAGGGTCGTAAAATGCCACCATATGTAGCAAGTCAAGCCCTGGAAACCCAGGGGACCACGTTCACGTGGAACAACAAGGCCGTGGGAGAGCAGGTGAGCTTCACCGGCCCCGGCGGGACGGGCGGGACCTACCAGGTCACCAATCTCCAGTCCACCCGGATCGAGAAACGACCGAACCTGCCGGACGAGGGAGACTTCTCCTTTGACTGCAATCTGGTTCCGGGGGACGAGGGACAACAGGAGCTTATGGCGGACAGAGCCAGCCGGACCAAGAGGACGGCGGTCCTTACGCTTACCGACGGCACCACGCTGACCTTCGAGGCCTACTGCACCGGGTTCTCCATTTCCGGGGGAGTGGACAACAAGGTCGATGCCAAGGTCTCCCTGGCCATAACGGGAGAAGTGTCCTGGGACCTCGCTGAAAGTTCTTAAAAAGCTGAAACGAGGAATCGGAGATGCGGAGAATCGGAGACGGTCGTTTCCCCGTTTCCCCGGTTCTCCCCGTCCCGGTTCGTCTTTTTCAAAGAAAAGGAGGCTTCATGACTTTGACCCGCGAGGCCATTCTCGATGCTGGGGATCTTCAGGCGGAGCTCGTGGAAGTGCCCGAATGGGGCGGCTCGGTTTTTGTCCGCTCCATGACGGGCACCGAACGGGATCAATTTGAATCAGAGGCCTACACGGTGAAGGGGAAAAACGTGGAGATGAACCGGGAAAATTTCCGGGCCCGGTTGCTCGTGCGTGTTCTGGTGGACGAAGCGAACCAACGCCTTTTTTCCCCCACAGATATGGTCGCCCTTGGAGCTAAATCAGCAAAAGCCCTGGACCGGCTCTTTACCGTGGCCATGAAGATCAACGGTCTTTCGAAGGAAGACGTCGAGGACCTAACAAAAAACTCCTGACCCGGAAAGAGAGACGGTTTTATTTCTCTCTTGCCCGGGAGCTCGGAATGACGGTTAAACACCTCCTGGCCAGCCTGGACAGCCGGGAGATATCCGAGT